TTTGGTGAGTTAGGACATCCTGACGGACCAACTGTTAATTTAGAGAGAGTATCACACATGGTGAAAAAACTCTATCCAGACGGTGATAACTTTATTGGTGAAGCGAAAATAATGAATACACCATATGGTAAGATTGTAAAAGGTCTTATTGACGAGGGTGCTCAATTAGGAGTATCATCTCGTGGTATGGGTTCATTAGAACAAAAAGGTGGTGTCAATTATGTCGGTAAAGACTTTTATTTGGCAACTGCTGCTGACATAGTCGCAGACCCTTCAGCTCCAGACGCTTTCGTTGAAGGCATTATGGAAAACAAAGAATGGGTATGGGATAATGGGGTTCTAGTTGAAAAAGAAATAGAAGCTTGGAAACTAGAACTTATTAAAACAAAGAAAAGAAGTTTAGAAGAACAAAAGTTAAAAATCTTTGATTCTTTTCTTAAAAAACTTTAATTTTATAAATATCTAGTAACAAAAGAGAAAAATAACTAGTTATTTTAAAAAGGAGATTTCTCAATGGCCGAAACAGAAAAACAAGTAGAGGCGTTAGAAAAAGAAGTGAACGAAGCGAGTGCTAACCCACAAGCTGACGCACCGAAAAAGAATGCTGTAGCGGCAGAAACTTCTCATCTGAAAAATGATGCTGAAGATTTAGGTCAAGCAGTTGTTAAACCAACTGACAGCAATCCTGACGCAACTAAAAAAGTTAGTCAAGTTTCTGACAAAGTATCTCAATCAAGTCAAGTGGCAGGAGAGCCATCTCACTTGAAGACTGCTAAAGAAGAAACTGAAAAAGAATCGGATAAAGAGGAAAAAGAAGTTAAAGCTGAAGACAAAGTTGAAGACGAAAAAAAAGATGAAGTAAAAGAAGAATCTTTTGACGTTAAAGCTGATGTTGATGCTTTAGTTGGCGATTCTGATTTATCGGAAGAATTTAAAGAAAAAGCTGCTACTATTTTCGAGGCTGCTATCAAATCTAAAGTTAAAGCTGAAACAGCTAAATTAGAGGAAGAGTACGCTAAGAAATTAGAAGAAAATACTGAGTCTTTCAAAGGCGAGATCGTTGAAAAAGTTGATTCATACTTGAACTATGTAGTTGAAGAATGGATGAAAGAAAACGAAATTGCTATCGAAAGAGGTATCAAAGGCGAGATCGCTGAAGATTTTATCAGTGGTCTTAAAAAACTATTTGAAGATCATTACATTGATGTTCCAGATGAAAAATATAACGTTTTGGAAGATCAAGCTTCAAAAATCGAATCATTAGAAAAAAAACTTAACGAACAAATCGAAAAGAACGTTGAATTAAATTCGTTGAACAGCAACTTAAAAAGACAAGACATTATTGATGAATTGTCAAAAGATTTAGCTGATACAGCGAAAGAGAAATTTGACGGACTTGTAGAGTCAGTTGAGTATTCTAGTGAGAAAGACTTTAGAAACAAAGTTGAAACTATCAAAGAATCATACTTTGGTGCTAAAGAAGAAGTAAAAAGTGATATAGATGATGTAGCGGCAGGCGACGGATTAACTGAACAAGTTGATTTATCGAATGCTATGGCTGCTTATACCGCCGCTATTACTAAAACAAAAGATATAAAAATATCTAAAAAATAATATAGAGGGAGAAAACAAAAATGTTTTTATCTGAACAAGTAGAAAAAAAATGGCAGCCAGTCCTAGAGCATCCTGATCTTCCAAAGATCAACGATTCTTACAGACGTGCCGTTACAAGTGTAATCCTTGAAAACCAAGAGAGAGCACTAAAAGAAGATAGTGCTTTTTTAAACGAAGCCGCTCCTGCTAACGCAACTAATGCTGGTGCTAACCCAATGGCAAATTGGGACCCAATTTTAATCTCGTTAGTAAGAAGAGCAATGCCAAATCTTATCGCATACGATATTTGTGGCGTACAACCAATGACAGGTCCTACAGGCTTGATCTTTGCTATGAGAAGCAAGTACACAACTCAATCTGGAACAGAGGCGTTATTTGACGAAGCTGATTCAGACTTCTCTAGTAGAAACAAAGCTGGTGACTCAACAACAGGTAATGGAGTAACAGAACAAAGAGGTGCTAACCCAGCGATTCTGAACGACTCACCTGCTGGTGAATACACTAGAGGTCAAGGTATGACTACAGCAACTGCTGAAGCTTTAGGTGATTCATCTAACAACAGTTTTGCTGAAATGGCGTTCTCAATTGAGAAATCAACTGTGACTGCTAGAAGTAGAGCTCTTAAAGCTGAATACACTATGGAATTAGCACAAGACTTAAAAGCTATCCATGGTTTAGATGCTGAAACTGAACTTGCTAACATTCTATCTGCTGAAATCTTAGCTGAAATCAACAGAGAAGTAGTAAGAACTATTTACATCAATGCTGAAAAAGGTGCTTCTGCTAACACAGGAACAATCAATACTACTACTGAAGGTATCTTTGATTTAGATACAGACTCAAATGGTAGATGGTCAGTTGAAAGATTCAAAGGACTTATGTTCCAAGTTGAGAGAGAAGCTAATACTATCGCACAAAGAACAAGAAGAGGAAAAGGTAACATCATTATCTGTTCTTCAGACGTTGCTTCTGCTTTACAAATGGCAGGTGTGTTAGACTACGCTCCAGCGTTAAACAACAATCTAAACGTTGACGACACAGGTAATACTTTTGCTGGTGTATTAAACGGTAGATACAAAGTTTACATTGATCCGTATGCTGCTAACCAAGCTGCTAAACAATACTTTGTTGTAGGTTACAAAGGTACTTCACCTTATGACAGTGGTTTATTCTACTGCCCATATGTACCACTACAAATGGTAAGAGCAGTTGGTCAGGACACTTTCCAACCGAAGATCGGTTTCAAAACTAGATACGGCTTACAAGCAAACCCATTTGCTGAAGCTGGAACTGGTGACACAGCGATCATCAACGGTTCAGGTGCTGCTAACTCAAACAGATACTACAGACGAGTACAAGTAACTAACTTAATGTAATCTGTTTAACAACAGTATATTTAAAAGGGCGACCCTCAAAAGTCGCCCTTTTTTTATGGGATAAATACTAATATGAAAAAATTAATAATTCAATACCTCTGGTTAATTATAATAACTTTTATATTATTAACATTAACATTAGAGTTGACTAAACCAAAAAAAGACCCATTAGAAGAAGTAATAAACAAAGCCGAAAAAGAAGGTTCAGTTTTAACAGAAAGTGAAAAAGTTTTAAAAGAAAAAGCCTTTCAAAAAGAATGGGAAGAAACAGATAAAGACACAAATAAATAATTTTATAAGGAATTATTATGAATATTTTTGAAGGTGAAATGTATGCCTATAACTATTTTCCTACACACGTAGCAGAAACTTATATTAAAGATTTTAATAATATTAATAAAGATATTATACCTAAAATTTATAATTTAAAAAAAGAAGACAGTCAAAAAATAACAAGATCAAATCAAGGTGGTTGGCCTAGTAAAGATAATTTACATAATGATATTCATTTTAAAAATATACACGATAAAATCTGTGAAGCATTAAATGCTTTTGTAAAGCAATTTGACTATGATAACGAAAAATATTTTTTAAATATTGTGAATATGTGGAGTATAGTAAATAAAAAATATGATTATAATGAATTACATAGTCACTCTAATTCTTTATGGTCTGGTGTATATTATGTAAAAGCACCTGAAAATTGTGGTAAAATAAATTTATATGATCCTAGACCTCAAGCACATTGTGTACAACATCAAACAAAAACAAAAGAATTGTCTTCACTTAACTTTACAAAGATTTCTTTTACACCTTCAGATGGAAAGTGTTTGATATTTCCTGGCTGGTTACAACACAATGTAGAGCCAAATATGTCAAATGATGATAGAATAATCATCTCTTTTAATGTGGAACAATCTAAAAAGATTATATAAATATATGTATGACAACAACAAATAGTTATAATAGACAACCTACAAAATTAGATTATGCGTCACCAACGCAGTTTAAATTTAATATATTTAAGTTACCTAAAGTAGAATACTTTTGTACTGAAGTAAATCTGCCAGGTATAAGATTAAATACAGTTACACAACCGACACCATTAAAACAAATACCTATTCCAGGTGAAGGTTTAACTTATGATAATTTACAAATGACTTTTATTGTAGATGAAAATTATGAAAACTTCCAAGAGATACATGGTTGGTTAGTAGGTTTAGGTTTTCCAAAAGACAATGCACAGTTTAGAAATTTAGCAGAAGCAGGTAATGATAGATTTCCTGGTTCAAGTACATCTTTTAGTAGTGAGATTGGTAAAACAAAATATGGTGCTGCTAATCCTGGTGGAACATTATCAGACGCAACACTAATAACTTTATCTAGTAAAAACAATCCACAATTAGAAGTAAGATTTAGTGATGTATTTCCTACATCATTGTCAAGTTTACAGTTTACACAACAAGCTGGTGATGTAAATTATCTAACAGCAACTGTAAATTTTGAATATAAAATATATGAATTTGCTACGGTAGGTTCATCAACAACAAGTGTAACTACATCATAAAACTTTACTTTTTAAAGTTTTTGTGATATAATATATATTATGGAGATATTATGGATATAGAACAATTACAAGAACAAGTTGATAAAGATTTGAAAATAAATGATACTGAATTAGATTTAGAATCACTCAAAACTCCTCAACTTCACAACAAATACATGAAACACTTAACAAAGTTTAAGTTGATGTTAAGTCGTGCTGAAGGTGAATATAACACCTTAAAAAGAGAAAAATGGGAATACTATACAGGTAAAGCACCTGCTGAAGTATATGCTGAAAAACCATTTGACTTAAAAATTCTTAAAACAGACATAGACAAATATTTAGAATCAGACGAAGAACTACAAAAACAAAAACAAAAAGTTGATTATCTAAATACAGTAGTTGACTTTTTAGATAGGACTATACGACTAATTTCAAATAGAGGATTCACTATTAAAAACGCAATTGATTGGCGTAAGTTTACTAGTGGAGCAATATAAATGCAATTAAAATATTCTTATTATCATTATAAGAAAGTTTTGACACCTGAACAATGTCAAAAAATAATTGATTTAGGTTTAGATCAAATTAAAAAAGAAGAATCACAAGGTAAAAGTACAAGTGGTATAACATTTGCCAATACACATAAAGGTGGAACAGAAGCAGACATTTCATTAGGATCAAAAACAATACAAGAAGTTAAAACTGAATACGGCGAAAAAGCAGTAAAAGAAAGAACTTTTGTAAGAGATAGTAATGTTACATTCTTAGATCATAAAGAGTTGTATGATATAGTTTGGCCGTTAATTAATAAAGGTAATTATGACGCTGGATGGAACTTTGATGTTGACTACATGGAATCTTTACAATTTACTGTTTATAAACCTGGACAATTTTACGGTTGGCATTCTGATGGTGGTTCAGACAAATGGTCAACATATAAAAAATATATTCCAGGTGTTAGAAAAGGAAAAGAAAACGAATTAAATCAATATGTAGAACCAGCAGGTCTTATAGGTAAAGTTAGAAAAATTAGTGCTACTATAAATTTAAATTTGCCAGGTGATTATGATGGTGGTAATTTAAAATTTGATATGGGAGATCACACCACAGAAAAATATTTAGAAGTAACAGAAATTAGACCTCAAGGATCTATAGTTATATTTCCGTCATTTTTAAAACATCAAGTAACTCCTGTAACTAGAGGAACAAGATATTCTTTGGTAGCTTGGACTGTAGGGAGACCTTTTAGATAATGAGTGAAACAGCAAAAAGTTTTTTTCAAAAAAATAAATATGTTTTATTAAGAAATTTTTTAACGTTAGAAACGTCAAATTTATTATATGAACATACAAAATTATCTGCTACAAGATATTCTACAATTAAAGAAAATTTACAATTATATCCTCATTATGAAAAATTTATAGAAAATAATACTTTTGGAACATTTGAAGATAATCAGGTAAATGGAGCATTTTCTTTATATGGTGACCCTATAATGGATACTGTACTGAAAACAAATTTAAATAGAATTACACATACTTTAGAAGTTGAATTATTACCAACATACACGTATTACAGATTATATTTTAATGGTA